AGGGTAGAGAGATGAGAGCAGGTAAAATACCTTATCCCACATACCCTGCAAAGAAGGTAGGTCCAAACTTTGATGAGGATGGAAAATATATCTACCCACCAGGTTCAGGATTTAATTGGATGGAGAAAATAGATCCTAATTCTCCTTGGAATTGCACAGGTGGTAAGGTATCCTAACTAAATACCTGTAGTAAAAGAGTGTAAATGTCTGGCAATAACGCCTGGTTCGAACAAAATTGTGATCCTGATGACGTAGTAGAAAGTACTGAACCCGTTGCGTCAGGTGGTGGTCCTATTGGTGCACCTGGCGGTGGAGCTTCACCTAATACTGTTAATGCTGTCATCGAACAACTCATTGGACAGTGTTACGGGACACCTATACCAAGGAAGCCAAACTTTAGGGATGATGATGACGATGATGACGATGATGAATTCGAGCTTGACTGGGAATACTTAGTACCAACATTAACTGGACACGGTTGGCCACCACCAACTATAACCAAGATAAAATTAAAGATACCAACAACAGATAATCCAGGTGAACCTAATATTTGCTTCGCTGAGAATGGTGAGGAGATAAAGTGTGACCACGGAAAGGATCCTACCCTAGAGGATTGTATTAAAGAGCATTTGAAGTGTGTCTTTAAACCTTACGTTGGTGGTGCTTGGAAACCACCAGCAGCAGACTGTGATTCGTTTGTACCAGCTTCAATGTTTGGTACGACAAAGAAAATATGTGTACAGGATTGTGTAACAGATAGAGTACCAATATACGAACACATCTTAGGTGATACTCCTACAGCTACTGCAGCCTTCAGTGATAAAGATACTGTCACAGTAACAGGTAGTGGTACTTGTCTCTGTACCTTTGAGCATAGATGGAAAGACCAAGAGTATACTGCTGGTACTGCTGTAGATACTATTACTATTAATGGTACTACGTTCACCCGTTCAGGTACCCGTGGAAAGACGACACAGACTATCGCATTAACCGCAGGAAATTATCCCATAACTTATGGAGGTTTACACCCCACTGGTGGATATAATATTGAGGTGAATCAAGAGTATGGTACTAATAAGACTGTCGTATTCAGAGATGGACACGGTTCTGATGTCAACGGTAGGTTTAGTATTCTATCTAGCAATATATCTTCCGATCATATGTACAGCTTGAGCCCGACTGCTCCAGCTGGGTACTTACAGAACAGTACACCAATGTTCTATGCACACAACGTGCAACAGGCTCGTGGTGCGTTCCCTGTGTACACGTCATACTCATCAATGAATGTAGATCATATGCTTACCACTGACCCAGCTGGTGAGAAAGCAACGATGGATTCTCAAGGGTTCGGTGCACGGGATGAAGTATTGTTCTACGGGTTCACAGACAAACAGGATATGATATCAGAAATGATGGATGGAGAAACTCCTGTGACACTTTATAGGTATTACTCCCCTGAAAGTAAGGATCATATGTATTCCATCACACCTATCGGTGGTCCTCCTATTGAAGCTAACCTAGAGGAAGGATATTATATGTTATCGAGTAAGGCAGAGACCTATCTGAACTTTACTTTTAATTGTAGACAGGGATCAGCAAGTTATGACAACACAATGGGGTTCTATCTATGTAATGCTGACGATGAACCTGTACACGGTAGAGTTATACTAGAGAACGCAACTGATGCTAGTGGTACGTTCACTTACAAAGTACCAGCTGATGAACTGAATCAATACATCCCTTGCAAATTAGGATTCTTTATGATACCTGACGGAGATGGACGTGGAACTTCTCGTGGTGATGCAGTGACTTTTAGTACCCTTAATGGTGGGTGGAGAGTAGACCAGAGTGGATCTGCACAGAATAATAATACTTGGTTCTCACAAAAGCATTTGAATCCTGGTGGTAAAGATATGACCAAGTGGCCTGATAGAACGTGGCAATATTGGGAAGACTTATTGAATGGTGATGATGATTATAATGATATGAAACAGTCATATCAATTACGTTATGGAGACAGCGAGTATATTTACGAAGGAATACAATGCTTTGTCTTTGGAGTGGATGCTAATCCAGTATATGAGGACATCACTTCTGTAGATAAGTGTGAAGAGAGAGTGTTTGATGAGCAGTTTGTTAACTGTTCGATGACAAGGACTGAGTGTGGAGCAATGCAAGAAGAGAATGACTATGGATGTTCTGCTTGTACTGGTACTGTTGCATATAAAATGGCAACCACACAGAATGTTACTGCACTTAAGAATGCAGACCTAGAGATCAGATCACACGGTGGTATGACAGGTGGTTGGGGTGACTGTACTAAATTTACTTGGTCACTTCATAAGAATGGAGTACAAATACATTCTAAACAAGAGGATGTAAGTAAGTGGAAGAAGATTGGAACTCCTCTTTATAGTTTTAGTGTTATTAAAGGTGATCGTATCACTTGGAAGTTAGATTCTATTGATGTAGGACATTATAATGGTAGGGTGACACCTGCTATGTCCCTACGAGATGCTACTACTAAGAAGTTCCTGAACACTTGGGAGTTATTGTTGATAACTCAGTCAAGTAGTTACAGAACTAATAACCCTGCACAGAATGATGGTAACCTAGCAACACACGAACCAACAGAACCTTGTGGTTTACCTTATAGTATTCAGTTGTATAACTTCGAAGATGATGGTGACAATGAAGTAACCAAAGAGAATTACACTACTGTACTTACTAATCAGGTAGTTCAGAACAATGTACTTGAAGTACGTGGTGGATACCAGACCAATGAGTTGAAAGTTATAGGACGTACACCTACTTGGCAGTTGAACAATGGTGACACAGGATACATTAATACTACTGGTGACTATGGTTTCACAGTTAAACTTCAGTGGACAATGCACGATGATGATAACGGTGAGACTGACTGGAAGTTAATAGAGGTAATTGATTGGGGTAAAGGTGGATACTATGTTGATGATGAGTGTAAATTATTTGTTGGTAAGTATCCAGAGGATGATGATGATAATTCTGGATCTTTCTACCTAGGTATGAAGGTAACAGGCATCAATGATGTTGAATGTCCTGCTGCTGGTAGTACACAAGGTAGGATCCAAGACCTACAGTTACAAGCATCACACGAGAGAGATCAATCAACACCTAGACAGTTAGATGTATTGGTTGTAGATCAGCAGGTTGTACAAACTAATGAGTTCGTAGTTAATATGGATTCAATCTTCTCTAGTTTCTTTAGATATAAAACAGGTAAGGCTGAGTCCTTCCATCAATATTGGTTACAACAATCTCTTCTAGGTAATGATGTTCTATTCTTTACAGACTACAGAGATCCTCAAGGATTAGAATTTAGATTACGTATAAGAGTTACCAGACAAGAGTACTATCAAGCAGGTGATGCTTATAAGTTTAAGAAGTATGGATGGTTTGGTAACGTAAGGATGCACTCAGTAACAAGTTATGGTAAGAGGTATGCTGAAGGACACATAGCACAGATCTCTTGGCCACCTGAAAGATTGCAGTATACTAATGGTAAGGAACCCAGTTCACCATACTTCCCAGTGCAGACAAACTTACCTAAGAAGGTACAGGTGAGAGATGCTACCAACGCAAGGTTCCAACGTAACGCTAGGTATGCAATTTACCAGTCAATGCACGACAAAACCTCTCAAGTGTGGTATAGTAATCAAAACAGCTATGTACCAACTCAAACGAGATGGTTTGACATCCTAGCAACGGAGGTAGATTAATGGATGCAGCAGACAGAAGACTTGCAAAGTCAATGAAAGAACTCCAAGCAATCAATCGTGGATTGAAGAGAGCAGACGGAGATCAGAGTAAAATGAACAAAGAACTTAAGAAAATAAGGAGATATTTTAAAAGTCCCTTAGCAGAGGTTGCAAGATTAGACAATACGCTATATAATATAACGAAACCAACACAAACTGTCCAGGATGAGCACCAAAGAACAGAAGCAGAGGGGGATAACCCTTCTATTGGAGAGTCTGCACAAACCTGATACTAAGCTTAGGAATTGTGCACACAACCAAGAATGTTATAATGAACTCATAATGTACAGAGAACAGGTTATTGAATACTGTCAGACATTACTAAAGGAGGTAAACGATGATTAATCTGGACGAAAAGTATCATCACTACCTCGAATCAGGTAGAACACTCAGAATTGATGGGTGTAATGAGAAACTAACAGGATATGGTTATAACTGCGATGGCAATGAAATCGTAGGGTACTATCTACTCACGGATAACTATAAGTTATTCTATAATATGAATGAGCAGTTCCTTAAGCTTGTGCCAGTTCGAGAACTGTCACACACATAGTTGACGGTTATCACACTCTCATAGTATTATAAATACTTCTTAACAAAGGACTCGAAATTATCGTACCCCTGCGTTGGATTCATACAACTCTCTATGTCGAGAGAGTTATCATCCGCAGGGTATTTTTGTGTCCTTGCGAGATATAAACATAAACAAATGTCTATTAAATCAACAATCGCTGCAGTAGCAGCATCTCCATTCCTATTCGCTGGTGCAGCTTTTGCTGGTCCATATGTGAATGTCGAAAGCAACCTTTCTTACCCTGATGGTGAGTATTCAGGTGCTACAACTGACATCCACGTAGGTTACGAAGGAGTTAATGCAACAGGAAAATTAGGTTACTACGTACAAGGTGGTCCAGCTATTACTCATAGCGAAGCTGCTTCTGATACTGATACAGATTTCTCTGGTAAGGTTGGAGTATCTTATGCTCTTGCTGATGCTACTTCTGTATACGGTGAGCTTTCAGGCATCACTGACGAAGATACATCTGGCGAC